ATCAACGGGAATGTAAAACCATTGCCCATTGATGAGATCTTTTCATACTCGATCTCAACACCCTCGACAACCCCTCTGGGGGAGCGAAGGTCCATGAGGTAGTTAAACCATTGAGGCGGTAAAAGTGTCCGACACAGTGAAATTGAGACTGTATCGGAAGCCGCAGCAAGATCAAGGGTGCAGAATGGGTCGGAACCCATCCACTCCTTGGAACCTTGCCCTGCGAACCTTTGATTCTTAGTTTGGTCGTCAAGGTCCACACCCCACCGTTTTAAACGGCGGCGAATGAATCCGTCGACCCCAAGCTGCAAATAAAGGTTCATTGCAGGCTCAATTGCGATAGAACGATCAGTATGAGCGTTCTTGGGCACAAATGCGATCCGATTCGTGTCCACATTGCGAATAACGGTGTTCCAGAAGACTTCCTGGTTGAGGATAGCATACTTTGGGATGCAATAAGCTTCCCGATAGCTATCTTCCAGGGCTCCTATCCACCGCTCGTCGCTTTGTATCGCCGAACGGGCGTGCCAGAAGGCATCGCTCGTACAAGAGTATGGCCAATTGCTATACTTATCGTATAGACTTACACGGCCACCTGTTGTATCGAGGTTTGCTCCTGGACCATGGCGGGACCAATGCCTTAATTCGCTGCTCTCCGGGAGAATATTTCCGAGGAGACGAAGCAAGAATTGTCGCGCGTGTGTAAACACACGCAACATTTCTTCGTTTTCAGGCGAGACGATGGACATGTAACCAGAACGGTTATATGTTCGACACACCTCTTCCGCGTCATAAAATTTCTTCAACGCGGAAGCCTTCCTAGCGGAAGCATCGGAAGGAAAACGAAACTTCTTTAACAGCGCAGATATCTGGTACTTCGCACGCATAGTTGCAAGCGTGGGAAGTCCATTGGGGTAGTTGCTCTGCGGCCCCCAAGCCTGACCAAGAATTAAATACTCATCAAATGAACGCGATCTAATGATCGCGTCCACTAGATGTTTATCCTGGTCCGAAAGGCAATATCCAAGGTCCTTGACTAAGGTAGTCAGAACCTTCCACGGGTAATCCCGTGGAATGCGCACCGTTAGGTCATTCTGCCTAACGACCTGCCGATTGTTGTTTTTCACAACACTCTCCTTTCATGGTTAGCCGAGTGGGAATTTCCCACCCGGCAGGTCGAAAGCTCACCAGATCGCTTTAATAAGCGATTCAAATGAGTGCCAGAGTCCGATGATAAATGATAGCATCGGGTCCATGGCTAAACGACCAGCTGAACATTCAGCGCATCCATGAAAGTTGAGTCGGCAAGCATGGCACGAACGCGCTCACGAAGATCACTTACGTGAGATACATTCATGCCAACCGGGACGGAGAAACTAACTTCAATGATGGTTGGCGCCGTCAATGTAGACGAACTGTCAACCCCGACGATAGAGCGGTCCTCTGTGAATTTCACAGAAGTCTTGCCTACGCCTTTGAAGTTACCGTTCCGGGTCGGGAAAGACCGAGTTACCGTAAACATGTTGCGAGCATCAGGAAGATGATCGGCAGCAATGTATACGGAACGGTTTTGAGTCTCCTCGTACCTCGAGTATTCAAACGAGGTGGAGACACCGTCCTTAGGGGCGGTGAGCGTTACGACATTCGGTTGCATGGTAGCTCCTTTGTACTTCGACTCATCATCGGAAGACACGTCTTGCGATGATAGCCAGGTCAATGAGTTTATACATGTTCAGGTTCATATCTACCTGAGGCCATGTACGTAATGCTGGACTAACGATACGTTCGTGGGCGACTTCTCGCCTTCCATAGGTTTGACATGACCCTGAGGATGAATGACTATCCCAGAGTGAGTCAGATGCTATGGAACGAATGTTCTCGGTAGCCACTTTCGAGTCCCACGTCCCAATGACGGAGACCCACGAGGCTAGCTGGGTCACCCCAGCCTTCGGGATTTGACTCCCGATGGTTTGACCGACGTTTGCTACCCAATCCATGATAAATGAAA